ACGCAGTCCAACAGTTAAAACTAAACGAGGCATTCATGGTCCATGGATCACCAGTGTCAGGCTCGTCATCGTGAAGCAAAAGGGACTGAGTAATCTCAACGTCCACAACATCCCACTTCGTACCCCAGTTATTAACACGCCAGTCATACCAACCCATAACCTCATAACCTTTGTAGGTGGTCGCAGGGGCAAGCCACTGCTCAAACGGCATAGGCTTGATCAGTTGACAAAACTGGGGGGTCTCGCTGATTAACATGTGTTCGTACAGCTCCTTAACCAAGAACCTCGGACCATGGACCTCGACACTCTGATAACAATGATTAGGCATTCTCTTACTCCACAAAATCTAAATCAAAACGATAATAGGGTTCCACATAACCCCACTTACAGTCAGGCATCTGCATCGAAGCAAACACGGCCCACTCAAATGGACCCGCCTCAAAAGACACATGCCAGTTCTCCCCGTACCCCTGAGCCTTGCGCTGCTCTGGGGTCTTGATGTGAACCTCATAGTCTGGGTTCATTCCAACGTTACGGCACCAGTCGCACAACGCTTTGTACAACCCCTTTGCCGCACCCGCCTTTGTGCTGTACGCAGCGGGATCCCAGTCGATCACCATCGTACCCTCTTCCATGCAATCAATCTTAAGCATCTTCAACAACCTCCTCGTCATAATGCTCCGCCAGTTCGTGGTAATCGATCTCACCCAATGCGCAGTTCAATAGGTCTTGGATGAAGCCATCATTCACATGCCGCCTGTTTTGGTCGTCAACCATCTCCTCGATAAATTCGGCAGTGATCTCGTACCCATCTTCTTGCATCATGGTTAAGCTGTCGCCCAACCATACGTTCACGAGCCACGTTTCTTTGTTACTCCAACCATTGTAAGCCATTCTGTTATCTCCTCATGATTTTTAAAATGAACTTGTCAAAGTAAGATAGGCACTCATTGTTTTATGTCAAGTTGGTTTGAGAAAATAATTGAGAAAAAACTCTTATATATACATTTGACCCCCCCCCTTACGAAAAAAAAAAATCTGAAAAACGTCTTTTCAGCGTATTAAGCGTATTACAAAGCGAATAAACATTTATATACAAAGAGTTAAGGGGTGTACTGCATCCGTATTAAGAGCGTATTATAATACGTTTCAGGTGTATTATGAGTAGCAACATGCCCTGAGACCTAATTCGAAATCGTTAAAAATAGCCTTGGGGGGGGTAAAAACGTGTTATAGACAACCCGATTTAATACGGTATTAATACGGTCATAAACATTGGGAGACTGATGCAGATGAGCAAAAAAGATATCGAAGAAAAGCATGACCGAAAGCTGACAAATCGGCAGATGACTTTTGCTCGACATATTGTGGAAGGGATTTACAGCAACGCGGAGGCGGCTCGACAGGCTGGTTACGCTTCGGACTTGGCTCCTGAACGCGCCTCGGTTCTGTTGAACGGTAGAGATTACCCACATGTGGTTGAGTACATCCAAGAACTTCGCGAGGAACGAGAACGTCGTTACGGTGTCACCACGATGGGGCAGTTGGAACGATTGTATCAGTTGTCACGCGGTGCCGAGGAGGCAGGACATTTTTCCGCAGCAATCAACGCGGAGAAAATTAGATCTGCTTTGGGTGGTCTGACAATCGATAGACGAGAGAACATAAACACCGTGGATCAGATGACGCGGGATCAGATTGTTGCGCGATTGGACGCGTTAAAGAAACAATATCCACAGGCGTTTGAGATCGAGGCAGAATACAAGGATGTGACACCCGATGAGCAAGGGACCAGAGTCGAACTTTTGGAATCAGATACGGCAGAACCTACCGAAAAAGTGCTTCGCGACCCGAATAGAGAATAAGCACGGCGGAGGAGTACCAGATGTCCATATGGTATGGGATCACCTACCCTTTTGGGTCGAACTGAAAGTAGTGAAAAACAACGGCGTTAGAATTTCGCCTCATCAAATCGCGTGGCATATGGCTTATTTCGCGCGAGGAGGTGCATCGTTCTTCTTGGTAAAGCACCTCCCGACCAAGCATATATATTTATTTGAGGGGAAGCAGGGGCCTGAGGTTCTGGAACATGGGGTCCTTGGCGTGGAGGGTTCGAGGTTCGAGGATGTTGGCTCGATGTTCGAGGCCCTGCGGCCCCACGCGGCTCGATTATTGGGCCGGTGATAAAGCCCTGCGGCCCCACGCGCGCCGTTTTCTTAGGCCCGGGCCGACGAAGGAGGCCCGGGACAAACTAAATACTGTGTCGAGGAACGAGACTCAATTTAAACTAATACTTGTTCCCCGACTAGGGGAACTCATTTTAAACTGACAGCGTCCCGCGACTAGCGGGACACATTATGATAGTAGTTGAAGAAGGGAGCCGAAGCCCCCTTCCTTTATTGGAACAGTGAGTCATAGTCATGAGTTGAGAGGAAGTGCCGGAAGTTATTCCCGACACCTAGTTGATACGCTTCCCACTCATCGCGGAACTGTTGAGCGTCGTCCCCCGATAGGAAGAACGACCAACCTGCTTCATACTCTGTGACGGACAGGCCGTAGCCGCTGTCCATTAATGTGAATCCACCTATTGTCATGAGAGCCTCCATACTCTGAACTTGTCATCTTCTTTTCGGGTTGTTACCTCGTACCCTTGAGCCTTGATCGCATTGGTTAGCGATGCTCGTTCGGTGATGTTGTTGACTAGGACGCTGTCTCCAACGTCCATTTGGTCAACCAATGCTGCCCACGTAGCTTTCTTAACCTGTCTACGAGGCACTGGAATGTTCTTATCGATCTTCATTTGATTAGTTCCCATTTGCTGTCTGTCCAAGATGTGAGGCCATACTCGTCCTCAAAGTTGCGCAGTGTCATGAAGCTGATGACCTCGCTGTCACCAATCTCTGTCACCTTTTCGGCATGATGCACGAGCCACTGTTCGTGATTGCGTTGGCTGACACCCCAACGACCCCAACCGAATGTTGAGAGCATACCGTTGATGCGTTCGCGTGTTGTGGTTGTAGGCCAACCTGCGAGTGTGAAGTAGATGTCAGCATTGTCGCGCCATGCGATGCGGTTGTTGTGTAGCCAGACGGTCTGACCATCTGTGTGTGTCCGTGCTGCTCGGGCGGGATAACCACCTCTGAATGCGTTCATAATCTTTTGAGTTTCTCGTCTCATGTTGTTTATCCTTCTGTTTGGTGCAGGGGACCGAAGCCCCCTGCGGTTGTGTTACTTGATGTTGAATCCGACGGTGATGTCACCGATGACGTCCATGACTTTGAGGCGCAGTACCTCATCGTCGGTGTCGTTACCGAGCCACTCTTTCAGTTCGCCGTCCTCGGCTTGATACTGAAGTTGAGCGTCGATCATGCTGTCGATACTGTATGAGTAGTCGTCGATGTCGAAGCCATAGTCGTTGATGTCGAAGTAGTTAGCCATCCAAGACTGGATACGGTTGTCAACCTCGTCGTCGTCCAACTGGTTACCGAGTGCGGCAATCTTTTCCTCGACTGCCTTGTGTACCCGTTGTTCCATCAGTAGCCACATAGCGTCGGCTACCTTGTTGAAGAACTCTTCGTTATGCATTGGTGAACGGTCGATAATATCAGTCATGTTGATTCTCCTTGTCTGACTGTTGATGTTGTTCGATTGCTAGGTTCCAACCCATAGCAGCGGCGGTGACCAGATGGGGCCGCTCGTCACTTGAATGACGATTGACCCAATCCAGCAACTCATCCCAATCGATTGGTGTGTGGAACAAGTTGAGTTTATCCATTAAGCAGCTTCTCCTGTACGTGCTTCGATTAGCTCTTTGGCTGTGACTTTCGAGACTGAATACTCGCGATGGAATGTGATGTCAGATTCGATCCGACGCATCGCTTCCTTCATGACCTCAGTCAGTTCGTCATAGAGTGCAGCCTCTGGTGAGAAGCGACCCAGTGCTGAGTCGTCTTGTGTGAGAGCAGACTTGAGAACGCTGGTGAGAGTTTCCAACTCGCGAGTAGTAAGCTCAACTAGGATAGGAAGATCGGACAGGTAAGTGTAGTTTATTTTAGCCATGATGGCCTCCTTTGTTTTGAAGATTATGTATCGATTATTTGATACACTTACCGGAGATCAGACGAGGGCGGCGTGTCTTAATAATCCCTTGTAACAAAGTTTACGGTTCGTGATGCTTTGCTCACGAATTGTTACAACGCTTGCGCAAGAAACGATGCTACGTCACTAGGTCAACGGAATACTAATAAAGCGCGAGAGAACAGAGACGGTATGGCTCTGTTGTCGAGCACCTTAACCGTTGCAGTGATGTTGCGTTGTTTCGCAGGGGATTATCGCGCCGTGATTCGGTTAACAGGCAACGGCGTTCCCGTTGCCCCGAATCTATCCCTCGTCGTCTGATACAATTACGCGCAAGGGGACGCACACCAACCCTACTGATGAACAGAACAAATCATTGGTTTAGACCACAAAAGCGGGAGCGTGGTCGGGTGTGCATCGTGCGTCGAGTGACAGTGCAGACGGGCACGACTTCTTTAATCAAAAATGCTCGTGCCCCCTGCGACTGTCGGCGAGTAAGCACGATTCCCGTATCCTTCCCTTGCAACGCGGAGGCAAGGAGTTTACCGACGCGTCCGACACGGCGAATCAAGCCCACCTGAAAGCTCGTCGCGCGCGCCACCGCACGCACGACGGCGTCAGGTGAGGGTTGATACGTCGTTCCTAAAGGGATCAAACGTCCTACGTTTGTCCAGGGTTTGCCCGAGCGGCAGGGATGGAAAATCCCTGAGAGCGTGCGACAGGGATGGAAGCCCGAAGGGCCAAGACCTGAAGGGGCTTG